ATAACCGTCGAGCATGCCAACCATGCCACAGTCGCCAGTCAGTTCTTGCGTGAGCGTATTCGTAGCGAGGTCATGCAGATAGCCGTTCGTCCCGCTCGCCACAAATGCCTGATTCGCATTGGATCCATTCGTCACGATCTGCGCTTGGTTCGTGTCGTAGGAGACGAATCCATATCGAGTGAAGGTATTCACGCCAGTCGTGCTGACGGTCAGTTCACCGTAATCCTTACCAATTACGCCGAAGGTGCGCCCATTCTCAGAGAACAGCGCACGTCCTTGCGAGATCGAGGCGCCTGAGGCTACCCAGACAGAGAAACCCGGTGTCGGATAGAGCGCAGCGGTATTCTTCGCATGTTGTGGTTGCGATTCGTAATACCAGTTGATTGTCTCTTCAGGGTTAGCCGTGACGCTCTGCGTCTTATCGCTCACCCCGATGAACCCTGGATACTTCATGGCCCTGTGTAGATCGAATATCGACGACTACCAAACATCAATTGCGGATCGCTTTGCAGGTCCATCAGGCGATTGTTCATGCGTTTGATGTTGGCTTTAGCCTCTGATGCACTCTGCATCAGGTATGGATCCATCTGCTGCCCTTCCCGAAACTCAGGGAAGAGTTCCAGCGCGAGCCCCTCGCGCATGAATCGGTTATAGCCAGGCGGCAGGGCAATCGTGTCGTTCACGCTCGAGAATCGGTTCACTTGCTGTGGATAGTAGAGCGCCCCTTGCAGTCCCGTTCCTGTCACGGTCGGCCAGATCGTGAGTGATCCGAGAGCCCCCGTATAGGTCGGATTGTAATAGGCATAAAACGGATAGGTAGATGTTAGCGACTTGAGCGCGAGCGAGGCTTCTGCATCTTCCGTCAGTAGCGTCAACTGCTGCTCAAACGGCACGGAGAGATTCGCATTGATCCAGTTGATCTGATTGATGAACTGTGGACGCACGATGTTCACATCGCCGCCGAGCCCGATCGTATATGTGGCTTGACTTGGGACCAGGTTCCACGTTGTGCGCGTCACGGTGTAGATACTCAGACGTTCATTGCCGCAGATGCTATCCACCCAGTCATTGAACCGATCAAAGGCATCACTGAGGGAGTCTCCGCTTGGGTCTTCGTTCTCCTGAATGACGTTGATCCGACGCATCGCCGCTTTGATCAGGTTCCGAACAGTGATAGAGGTGCCGCCAGTCGTGTTGGCGGATGCGACGGTCTGCGCTTCCGTAACCGTCGCCACCTGAATCGTCGCCGGCACAGCGCCATTGCCGATGAACGTGAAGGCGATGAGGATGTAATCTGTTTCTGCTGCGGTCGGTCGATAGGTGTAATAGCCGTTGCCTTCTGCTGTGCAGATGCCACTTCCGACAGCGCCAATCGTCTGCGTGCCGCCATCTCCGGTGACATAGACCGTGACAGTTCCGGCAAACGCTGCGCCAGTGGTCGCATTGACCATCTGTGCGCCGATGACTTGTCCCGATGCTGCTCTGATCATGGCTGCGCCTGCTTAGTATCGCTGATCTGTCAACAATTCACTGAGAAAACATGCACGATCGGTCGGTGATCCCCTTCACTGTTCCTGGCGGTCATAAACAGCAGTTTGCTTGTGGGCTCAAACCATGCGCCTCCATGCGCGTTCTGGCAGGGTGCAAGCTCAGGGAAACTGCCACCTCCTGGCATATCCACGAACAGTGCGGCTGATGTGACTGGGGGCAAGAGGATTGAAGATTTCGATCCGAGCGCCACCGCGAGCAAGTCGGCTGGATCGTAGATCCACATAGACGATTGCATTGAGACAGTGCCTGGTCCTGTCGCCTCGTTGCCGTAGTGCGTATCATTCTGTCCGTGAGCACACATCTTAAGCGAACCAAACACCTGCGCCGGTCCATACCATGTATGAACTCGTCCATCTGGCGGATAACTGCCTGACAGAGACGCCACGGTTCTGGCGAGCTGGCCCATGAACACCACGCCTTGCTTAGTCGTCCCGTTAATCCAGACAGAGGCCGTGACGTTATCAAGAGCCGTAAAGACATCTACTTGTCCAAACTGCACACCACAAAACGCGCCGTCAATATTGCACCCGCTGCCATCCTGCACCGGATTGGCTTGCGGCTGATGCGCGAAGTCTCCGCCCTCTCCATAATGCGTCCATCCGCAATCATCAACATCGTTGGGACGTGACTGTTTATTGGAGATGTCTGAATAGATCAGCGTCGTGACAGGAACGCTCACATGCCCATCCTGATAGCCATCAGGAGGCGTGCTATTCGCAGGCACATTACAGGCCGAGGATGCCACACCCCACGGTGAGCCAGAATTGCCAGACCCAATCGGAGCGCCACAGAGAATACGACCTTGCAAGGTCGCTTGGTAGGCTGAAGGAACAGGCATCATATAGCCGGCAGTGAAGCCTGAGAATTGGGAGGTGCGCCACGGCCCGAAGGGTTGCACGGTCGGGAGTGAAAGTATGGTGCTCCCAAAACTCGGATTCCAATCAAAACCTACGTTGTATTGGTCCTGATAGGACCAGAGTAGTTGACCAGCTACCTCGTCCCATAGAAGTCCTCTGGTCGGTTTCGGATTAGTTGATCCGACTTTCCCGCCGAGTGTCACGTCCCACCAGTTCTGAACAAGCGTGCAGACTGTTCCAGTGCCGTTGTATTTGATTTCGTAGACGGGATCGGGCCATCCAGTTTCGGCTTGTGATCCGCAGATCAACAGGTTGATGTCAGATCCCACCTTTCGACCTGTGAGCGCACCCATCGAATAAGAGAATTTGACGCCATTCGGCTGGTCATCTGGCGGCATCGTCACAAAGCCCAGATAGGTGAAATCGCTGGTGTGCAGCAGTGACGGATTGACTGTCGCTGAAGCAGACACGACCGGGATGCCATGTCTCCTTTGAATGTAATGCACTTAATGCGTCTCCGGTTGAGGAGCCCAAGGTCCGACAATCTGGTTACTATTCGTCGCCCATTCTGGATTGAATGGAGGAGGCGCAGCACCACTGATGGTTTGCATTGGCTTCACATGCTGCGCCGGCCAGTGCTGGACCCATTGATTGACCAAGGCTCCGAGATTCGCATTACTGATCGATCTGACAGGAGGAGGAGCAGTTCCAGACGGCAGACTCGCCGTCATGTTCCGCGCCCGTTGTGCGTCCCATGCCGGTTGCCACGGACTGATCAATTCACTGATGGCCGTGACTGACAGTGGCCCATGCGGTGTCGGGAAATCGAATGGCGTCGGCGGAACGAATGCGGTCAGCCGCTGCGGTTCAGGCCACTCTGTCGGCCATGCTCTGACCAGTTCGCTGACTTCTGTCGCGGACAATGGCCCTTGCGGAACCGGTGGAGCACTGGGCGTCGGCGGAACGAATGTAGTCAGCCGCTGAGGCTCAGGCCAGTCACTGGACCATGCCTGCCGGATCGTCCACTCTTGTGCGCTATATGGTCCCTGCGGTCGAGGCTGATCCGGTGCATCGACCGGAATCAGGACGTTTGTATCGACAACTTCGATCTGGAGGTCTGGGAACGCTGCGGCCCAGATGCCTTGATTCAGCCAGCCTGTCTGATGTGTCGGGTATTGCCCGGTGAAGTTGTCGGCTATGAAATTATCGAGCAGTGCTGGCGAGGCAATATCATTGACGAAGATGCCAGGCTGTCCGGTCGTGACGGCGGTATCGGTTTGTGTCGTGCCGATCTGCGCGGTATTGAGGAACATCTGCAGCGCAGATCCGATGATCTGCAGCCGATAGACATCTCCATCAACGAGGGTGAGTCCTGAAACGGTCTGTATGGCCGTGCCGACTCCGGCGACGGTCTGATAGAGCGTGATCGTGCCACCGCTGGCATCTCCCACCATCGCATAGGAGGCATCACCTGACGGTGAGATACGGACCACGATACCAGGCGTATCGCCTCCATATGCGGCAATCGTGACCTGTGCAAACTGGTCTGGCGAAAACGTCGTTTCTTTCCAGAACGAGAGATTCTGACCGACTGCACCTGGGAAGGCGTTGATACCATTGGTTTCAAAATTCCCAATGACGTTCGTCCAGTTGCATGGCCCGAGTGAAGTCCCATAGTTGACGTTAAACTCGTCATGCGCTGGGAGCCCCACTGGCTGACACATCAGCGGGGCAATCTTGTTCTCCTGATTGTTCGGCGCCTGTAGACGTGGCTCGAGCGATGCCGGCCATGAGGCCAGCACGGCATTCAGCGATGGCGTATTCTGTGCTGGAAGAGGCGGTGGAATGAACGTCGGAGGCGTGACATGCCGTGCCGATTGCGCGGCCCATTCAGTCGGCCAGGACCGATGCGCGAGCGCATAGTGTGTCGTTGAGAGTGGACCGCGAACGGGAGGCTGATCTGGATTGTCAGGTGCGGTCGTCCATGTCGCAACAAGGTCAATCTCAATCGGATCGTTCCACGTCGAATAAATACTCGCGAACGGACGATTGAATGGCGGATTCGCCGCTGGAGGAGGCGGCAATACCGCAGCCGTGCCAAAGGCCCGTTGTGCCGGCCATACCGGGAGCCATTGACCAAAGACATGCGTTAATGGCGTGTCGTAAGGAACTGGCGGCTGAACGATTGGCGGCGGCGGTATGACCGCTGCATTGCCACGAATCGTCTGCGCGGCCCAATCTACTTTCCATTGCCCAATGATCGGATGGAACTGTGGAACGTACGGAATTTGAGGCGGAACGAATGGCGGCGGCGGAATGACCGCTGCATTCTTGACTTGCTGATTATTCGGCGCCTGAAGTCTCGGCTCAAGGTCTGCCGGCCATGAGGCGATGACCAGTGCCATCGCGAGTGCGGCTTGAACCTGTCGTCGTGGCGGCTGATCGCCTGTCGAGCCCTGCGGCTCATGCGGCACTGGAGGCGTGACGCTCGAGGATTGCGAGGGCGGCGGCGGCGGATAGAAGAACGCCATGTTACTGCGTCAGGATCGGCGCCATATAGGTGTTACGGGCCAGATGTGGACTCGCTACAGGTGTTTCTTTGAATCCGACCATTGATGTGATGAACACATCGCCAGAGGTCGTCACACTCCAGACCGGCGTATGATTCCCAGTCGTCGTCGTAATGAGCGAACACCAGGCATCGCCAGCTGTTCCTGAACCGGGATCATTGCCGCCTGCCGTAAACTCGTTGCCAGCCTTCGGATTCGCGCTGACTGAATTGCCCACACCAATCGCCGCAGCCACGAACTCCGGGTTCCCTGTCGTATTGAGCGTAGGTCCGGTTGCATCAGTCCCGCTGGCGGTCCCTCCAGCCGAGGTGTTGTTCGCCGTGCCGTCCGTGGCTGGGGTGGTAAATCCTGAGACTTCCCAGACTTCGCCTTCCCGAAAGGTGACTGAACCGGACCACGTAATCGTGATCGTCGTTTTACCAGAAGACGATGCAGGGAGATACCACCAATCGGAATCGATGCCGGTAAAATTTGCGCCCGATCCGACAATCGCCGCACTGGGAAATTGGGTGAAGTTATTCGTGCCATCTGAGACGCCTGAAATATTGTGCGGCGTCGTGCCATCGAAACTGAGCCCATGCGCCACTAACAGATTGCCAGTCCCTGTCGAAGTGACCGTGATCAGTAGCGTGGTCGAGGCAATGCCATTATTGGCCGTCTTGTGTTGGACGACTGCCAGCGCCACTAGAACACCTCTGTCGCACGAAACGTCGTCAGCCCAAAATCAGAGACGAGACCGAGCGATGAATTAGACCAGTGCCCAATGCCTGGACTCCCCTGTGTAAAGAACGCGCCTCCACTGGTTCCTCCCGTATCGAAGAAATCCTGCAACTGGGTATAGACCCCTGGATTTGGTGAGTTCGGGCCGTAGAGAATCCAGGTCGTGATCCGGTTGCCCACGATCTGCGCTCCTACGGTGTCGCCATCATAGAGTCCAGGAAACCCATTCTGCGCGAGGTTCCCCACGATGCCATTGCCGTGCGTCGAATCCATCCCATTACCGGCGCTGTTGATCGAGTTCGGCACAGCATCGAACGCACAGCCGAGCGTGCAAGTAGGATTGACGCCAATCGGCCCATACCAGTAGCCCACTTGGTGATACTGATTGCCGTTGTGCAGGCAGGACCAATTCACCTCATAGCCGGCAATCCGATGCGGAGAGATACTGGTGCGAAGACGGAGTTCGACTTCCTGAAAGTTCGTGGTGCCGTTTTGCTGACTCAGAGATTTTACCGTGCCTTGCACGGCATGATTCGGTCGCCATGTGCCCGTCAGCACAGCGGTCGCATCGTTATAGGTATTGCTGGTGAAGTTGGCGCCACCGAAGGCGAGCCCTGGCGTCGTTTGCATATTGAGCCAATCAACGCCAAGTGAGGCTCCGCTGACCCAATTCCCCGCTTCAGCGATGGGATTCTCTGTCAGCGGAAAGCTAGTGGCATAGGAGCGTGGCTGGACGCCACGCCCCTTTGTCGTTTGCAGATAATACTTCGGCATATGGGCCGAAGCCCCCGCGCCTTAACCGATTTCGCGGTAGACCACGCCGAAGGACCAACCGGTCAGCGTGCCTGGCGTCGATGTGAACTGTAGGAACGTGCCACTAGTGCTACCAGGCATCGACTGCATAGTTTCTGCAGGCGTCGGAACCCAGAGCCATCCGTTTAACACGTTAAAGTTGTCGGGATAGACTTTGATTTCAGTGCCGCCACCGTTCGCACTCGAGTTGATGCCAGCCGATCCAGCCGCACCTGTGGTGTTGCCGACAAGACTCGCAGTCGGCAAGCCGAGCGAGGTCTTCGCAGGCGTGGCCGATGTCAGCGTCGGAAATGCCGTCACCTTGGTGCCGATGCAGATCCCCTGCTGCGCCGATGTGGCGTTGGCTCGCTGACTCACCCAGCATCTGAGCAGTTCATAGCCAGGCACTCCAGCGCCACCGGCTGCGACGTTCAGGAAGACAAGCTGTGGTGCCGCGACGACGGTGATGTTGTCACCAGAGACGGTATAGGAACGATCAGCCATGTGTAGAGTCCTCTAAGTTGACGAATTTCTGTCCGGGCTTATCGTATTCAATCTCTCGCCCGGTGCGAACATCGATGTGCTTATACCGCTCGACCTGACCAGTTCCACCGCATTTCGGACAATCGATCAAGATGTCCTCTTGCGTCAGTTTGTTGATACCGAGCCACATCTTCCCCGGTTGCCGTTTGTAATCGCTACAAGCAATGCAGCGCATCATCCCAACAGGTCGTGAAATGAATGGAACCACTTCGATCATGGTGCCCAATCCTTCGGCGCTTCTTCCCAGATCAGACCGCACTGAATGACCGCCGTCGTCAATGTGGCAGACCCAGCGAGAGATACCCAGCCTCCCGGTGGAACCGTGATGATGCGATTGAGAAAGGCCCAGTTCATCGTGGATTCAGTCACCGTCAGCGCACCTGTTGTGATCTGCGCCAGTGGGAGAAAGAACGTGCCAGCATTCGTGGGCGTCCCGACTCGATAGGCCGTGCAGGACGATGCCCGACCACCGAGAAACAGATTCGCGGTGCTGTCAATAGCCGTCGTGGAACCAGGCGCAGCCGTCTGACCTGTGGCTCCTGTCAAGCCGAGAGCACCAGCCGCCGCAGAGGCCGTCGTGACCGCGAATCCCACAGCCACGATGCGTGCGTTGACCGTCGATGAACCGTTCCAGAGGAGCGGTCCTCCTGTCCCTGCTGCCGTGCTGAAGATGACCGGAGCCGTGACGATGGCTTGAGCGCAGTAGAGCCTCCTGTTCGTTGAGGCGTCTCCGAAATAGAGGTCATCCATCGGCTATTCCGCCGAAATCTCGACGGGGTTCACACCCTTCGCCGGTCGGCCAAGCTTCCGCTTCGGCTTCACGTCGAGGATATGCTGACTGGTCGAAGCGTCCGCTTCCTTGAACTCCGCTCGAGCCTTCTCGCCCATGCGTGCGACCTGATAATGCACGCGAGCGGCTTCTTCAGCCATGTCCTCGTAGTGCTTCTCGGCTCGCCTCAGCGCCTCATCCTGCTTCTCGCACCAACCCTGACCCTGCGCCTTCAGATCTTCATCCTCGTTCTGAACGATCTTCTGGCACTGCCGGTTGAAGCCTTCCACGAAGTTCGTATCGCGCTCCAAGTCCTGCATGGAGGCGTAGAGCCACGGTGCCGGTTGGACTTCTCCGACAGACATCTTGCCTGTCTTCGGATTGGTCTTCGCCATGAACAACATCTTGGGATACGGCCTGAACTTGTAGGGATTGCCTGGTGCGAAATCCCCATCCGGTGTCATGGCGTATTGCGTGTTGTGCTGTTCCCACTTGCGAAGTTCGTCAGCGGTTGCCCCTGACGGATTGTGAAGGATCATAGTTCCTCTCTTACACCGGAGTCGTCAGGTTGTATTGCCTGACGCCGAGCGGCCCTGGATACTGGATGTTCGTGACGAGTTGCCATGAACGATCCTGAGCCCCATCGCCAGATTCGTTTCCCTGCACGGTCCAGACATTGCCATTCAAGACATTGATGTGCGGCAGAACGTAGACACCAACTGGAGGCACGCCTATCGGATCGCTCTGATACAACTGGTTGGGCAGTGCAATCCAGACCGTCTCGAGCGGAGAATGTGCGCGAGTGGCCGTGCCTTCATAGCCACGACGCACATGGACACCGCTGTTGACGGTATCGATGTATTCCACATCAAACGCTTCAGCGGCAGCATAAAGCACGCTGTTGCGAATGATGCCAGCCGTGCTGGCGAGATACACAATCGTGTCTCCCGCCAGAACAGGCTGCGTGAACGTCGTGCTCGCGAGCGCGATCGTGGGGGTGGACATTTACCGCTCCCACCACCCGCACTCATATTCAAAGGTCATAGCGGTTGTCGCACCACTAGGACCAGTCTGGACGAAGTAGAAGTTTCCGCCAGAAGCGATGACGATCGGAGCGCATGACGTGATGGTGTTCGTGACAGCGGTGATGAGCGCATAGCCAGTAGGAGCCCATGCGCCATTGCCGAAGACGAACGAGTAGGAGTCCAGCGCCACGCCGATGTAAGGCTTGACGGTGCGCTGAAGCACCTTCTTGACGTTCGTGAGCGGAGCCGTGACGCATGCGCCAGCCGTCAACGTGACTGCGGTTCCAGCCGTCGAGTTTGAGCGCGTATTGACCGCCACAGAGGCTGTGCCGCCTGACGTGAGGCCGGTCGCTCCCTTGGAGTCAGTCCACGCCAGGAAATCGACTGCCGTCGCAGAGGCGTTCGCGACGACGGTCGTGAGCACGATGTAGTCCAAATACATATCCGTAGGTCCAGCATTGAACATGTGGATGATGGACTTGGTATTCGTGTCAGCGATGGCTGGCGCGACGTGTCCGGTCAACTGCGTGCCGACCGTGGCGTTCTGACAGACGAAGTAGGAACCTTCATCAGCCAGAGAGACGCGACCGATGCCATACGGCAGAATCGCCGCTTCGGCATATTTGCCGGTGCGCGTAGGAGTCGCGACAGTCGCGCTGTCGGCTGATCCTGTGGGGCGTGCTTTTGCGACAGCCATTACGCGATCCCTCCAGTGACCTTCGTCACCGTGCCCGTCCATGCCGGCGCAGACGGAATGTTCCAGGTGCCGTTACAGGCCATCACATGAATGCACATCTGAGCGCCCGTTGCGGCAGTCAGTGCGGTATAGCCTGAACCCACACCACCGAGTCCACCAGTGAAGGTGACGACGTGTGCAGCCACCGTGCTGCTGACGATCCACAGTTCCGTGCCGTCCATGTCCTTCGTCGGAACAGGCACAGTGATGGAGGCGGCAGTCGCGAGGTTGATGACCACGCGCATGTCCTGCCCAGCCGTAGGCAGAACCAAGCTCGTTGATGTCGTCGTGATGCTCGCCATGACCACAGGACGGCCTACCGAATAGGTCACATTCTGTTGCGGAGACGGCAGGGCGAAGTCTGATGCCAGTCCGTGCGTGACGGCGGCGGTCAGGAAATGCGCGGACGATTTGGAACCATCGCGTCCACGCAGCACAGGAATCGTGGTGCCAGTCGAGTAGTTCTGCGCGACCTGCATCACTTCCTGATCGATCAGCACCAAGCGTCCAGCCGACACACTCGCGGCTGACGCCACGACGATGTTGGTATCGAGTGCCGTGATCGTCGCAGAAAGAGTCGTTGTGGCAAGTGCCATGTGATTAACCCCACACTCTGCACGCCAGACGTGCCTGAAGAGTGGCCGCGCCGATCAGAATGTCCATACGATTGGGATTCTGGTCGGTGCCAATCTGATACTGCTCGACATATCGGATGGAGATGCCCAGCGTCTTATCCTGAACCGCATAGCTGTTCGCGCCAGCGCCAGGCTTCTTCAAGTCGGCCATGACGAAGGCGAAGGCATCAGGATGGTAAACGAACGACTGACGCGATGCCGTCGCGACGAGCGTTCCTGAAGTCTTCGATGATGCACCGAGGACCGTGATGCCGGCGCCAGAGGCTGGCGAGGCGTCCACCGTCTGAAGCTGACCAGAGGTGATGATCGACGGACTGATCGGCAGAGCGGTCATATTGCCACCGCTATCCGAAGTCGTCGCTGTGATCACGAACTGCTGGAGGCGTCCGTTGCTCGCATAGGACAGCGGGTTCACGCTGTTGACCGCATCAAGCACGATGATGTCGCCCTTGTTCAGCGTCGTAGAACCGGAGGCCCATGCCTGCGTATTCAGCGTCGAGCCAGTCTGGTTCGCACCGTTCACGGTCGGAGTCGCCGTAGAGGTCCATGAACCAGTCGTATGCGTCGGCGTGACCGGATCCTGATACCACTTAGAGACGCCGAGGTTCATTCCCGAGAACTGGCCTTCCTTCCAGAACTCCGACACGGAACTCTGTGGATTGAACTGGGTGAAGGTCGCATTCGCGATGGTCTGCATCGCGAGCGGATCCAAACAGGCCACGCGGCCCTTGAGCGGAGTCGCAAGGTCCGTGAGTTTGGTGCCAGCCTGCAGATAGGTCAGCGTGGCGTTCGGCGTCGTGCCTGGCGTGCCGACTGACGAGTAGATGTCCCGATAGACCGCCTGAAATGCCAGCACCTCAGAGGCACTCGCAAGGGCTTCCGCAGCGGGTTTGGTATACCGCTCGCGGATCATCTGAATCTCGGTCGTCGCCTGTGCGCTCGAGTAGCTGGTTGCGACGTTCTTCTGATTCGTCAGTGTGATCGGAACCGTCTGGTCGAAGATGTTCTGCACCTGCAGAGCCTGACCGTCTGTGACGGTGAACCGCTGGGGCAGTCTCGCGTTCACCGTGTTCCCAACCACGGCTCCCGCCTGCATATATTGGTCGTCGTAGGTCCGGTTGACGTTCGACAGGAACGTCAGGTCGTTCAGGTAGCCTCTAGCAGTGTCCTTTGTGACCCAGCTTGGAGTCGCAAGTGTATTCGGCATTCGGAACTCGCATTAGCGCACGCCTCGCTTACTCTCGGCTTTGTTTTCCCGCGCATAGAAGGCGGAAAACGGTTCGTCATCACCGGGATCAGGAGCCGTAGCTACGGGCGAAGTTCCCAGCGGCTGGATGGGAGGTTTCGCAGCACTCACAACGGGCGGTTTGCGTTGAGCCGCATGGGCAACAACAGACCGCGCAGATAACTTGCCGACGATTTCCCCAATTCGTCCGATCTGATCGATCGGGTGCAGGCTGAGGAGAGCCCGAGCTTCAGGGACATTCTGCGAGAGGTATTCCGCGATTTCTGGACCCTGTGCGTGATTCTGGAGGAACGGCCACACCCGCTGGTCAATCGGTGTCTGGCTCAAACGCTGGTCGATGTCTGGCACACGCTGGCGAATCTCTGCGAGTTTGCCGGCCCACGTCTGGCCGACTACCGCTTGATGGCGCTGCGCTTCGGTTTGCTGCGCGATCTTGCCGTATTCCTGGCGGCTGATCCATGCGGCT